AGACTAAAAAAGAGACTCCTGCACCTGAACCAGTTGCAGAACTCCCAACACCTCCACCGGCACCTGAAGCGACTGACCTTCCACCTGCCTCTGATGAACTTACAGATATGCCAACACCACCATCTGATGATATGGGTATGGATGATGCAGGATTACCATCTGATGATATGGGTACAGAAGAAGGAGGAATGGATTTACCATCTGATGATATGGGTATGGATGACGAAGAAATGCCTGAAGATGATGAAGGTGATGAGGAAGAAGGTCCAATGGGTCTTAAGTCAATTCAAAAACTTACAGGTAAATTAAGTCAAAAAATTAGATCTTTTGATAAAGATCAAGGTATGGATTCTCAAGACATTAAATACGTTTTAAATTCTATTATTTCTGCAATTGATTTATCAAATCTTGATGAGGAAGATAAGGAAGATATTTTAGATAAATTAGATTCTACTGAAGAAGGTGATTACGGAATGGGTGATGATGTTGATATGTCATCAGAAGATGAGTTTGAAACTAGTTTTGGTGATGAAGATATGGATTTACCATCTGATGAAATGGATATGGGTGATGAATCTGAACCAAAACCAGCAGAAGAAAAAGAAGGATACCACCATATGATGGATTCTGTTTTTGGAGAATCAAAAGTAGAAAAAGTTTTATCAAAATATTTCAAAATTGACGAAAAAGAAAAAACAATTTTAGAAGAAAAAAGAAAAAGAAATTTTCTTAAAGAAAAAGTTAGAAAACTTAACGTAAAAGAAGAGATCATTTCTATGAGTGAATCTTTAGAACAAAAAGTAACCGCACTATATGTATTAAACGAAAATAAAGGAGCTAAGTTTATTGGTAAAACTAATAAAGAAAATTTAGTATTTACAGTTGATGGTAAACAAGTTAAAGTAACACCAAGAGGAAAGATTGTATGAAACTTGTTTATGTAAACGAATTAGGTCCAAATTATAAAGGAGATAACATATATGAATTTATTTTCTCTGATTTGGATGATGTTTGGGGGGAAGAATGGGATTCGGAACCGGCAGCGGGAAAACCACTACCACCAAATATTGAATACATAAAAAAAGTTGGAATATTAAAAACTTCAGATATAGGGTTAATATTAGTTCAAAATTCTGATTTTTTCTCTGTATATGATGCAACCGATGGTGTTGTGTCATTAGCATGGGAAGATTCAAATTCTGAGTTTGTAATTGACATGAAATATAAAAGATTGGTTTTTCAATACGGAGATACAATTCAAAGTGTTGAAGATAAATTATACGAAAGAGATATCGTATTAAACTGGGAAAAAAATTTAGTGTTAGATGGAAAAGAATAATTTTAAAGTAATTGGTCTTCTAAAAGAAGGTATTAGTTTTGAAACAATTAAAAAACTAGATGAAAGTCAGATTTCTGCACTTTATAAAAGAATTATTAACGAAAAAACTAGTAAATCTGAACCTAAAGAAGAAGTGACTAAAACCATTAAACAATATAATTTAGGTGATAAGTCCGATAAAGATAAATTTTTAGATGCCAGTAAAAACGTTACAGATAAAAATAAAGTAAATTTTGACCCTTCAACTGACACAGCAACTGTTGGTGAGGGTGAAGTAACGGAAAAATCTGTTTCTAAAAAACAACACGGTTTAATGGGTGCTGCTTACTCAGTTGAAAAAGGAGAAAAAGAATTAAAAGATATCCCTAAAAGTTATAGAAACAAAGTTAAAAAAGTTGTTGATTCAATGTCTAAAAAACAAGTAAAGGATTTCGCTAAAACTAAAACAAGTAAATTACCTGAAAAAGTTGAGACTAAAGATGTTGATGATGTGAAAAAACTTGAGGAAAGTATTTTACGATTAGTTCAAAAACACACCCCTCCTACTTTAACTAAATCTGAACTTATAAAATTAATTTCAAAAAAATAACTCATAGTGAATGTCGTTAACAAGAGAACAGGTTTTACTAGAGTATGCTAAATGCGTAAATGACACACCATACGCACTTAAAACATATTTACAAACCTACGACAACACACAATCAAAATACGTCCCTTTAGAGTTATTTAATGATCAGGTTACGTTAGTAAAAGATTATGACGTATCTGAAGAAAATATTGCATTAAAATATCGTCAGGCCGGGGTTTCTACTGTAACTTCTGCTTGGGCTTCTAAAAGATTGGTATTTGCCCGTAAAGAAAAACCTGAAAAAATTCTAATCATTGCAAACAAACTTGACACTGCCATGGAGATGGCAAATAAAGTAAGGGCGTTTGTAGATCAATGGCCTTCTTGGCTTGGGGTTAAGTTTTCAAATGAAAAAAACTCACAAAGACACTTTAAATTAACTAATGGGTGTGAAGTAAAGGCAGTTGCAACATCAAAAGATGCACTTCGTGGATATACCCCAACTATTCTTATTTTTGATGAGGCAGCATATATTGATGCTGACGAAGATTTTTGGTCAGCATGTATGGCGTCCCTTTCAACAGGAGGTAAAGTAATTGTTATTTCAACACCAAACGGATTTGATCCAATTTATTATTCAATATATAGCCAAGCAATAAAAGGGATGAATGACTTTACCATTACTGAAATGTATTGGTGGAGAGATCCAAGATATTCAAAAGACTTAAAACTAATTAAATGTAATGATATAGTTCATTACATGCTTAATAGATCTGATTATAAAGACGATGAGATCACACTTGACTATTCAGAAGTCAAAGTAAAAGACCGTGATTTTGAAGATCTTAAAGTAAAATTAGAAACAGGTTACAAAGCATATAGTTCTTGGTTTGAATCCATGGCTAAAAAACTAAAATTTGATAAAAGAAAAATATCACAAGAACTTGAATGTAACTTTTTGGGTTCGGGGGATAACGTAATCCCACCTGAAACAATGAAAAGAATTAAAGATAATGACTTGAAAGAACCCGAAAATAAATTTATGGGTGGTGTATTATGGCAATGGAAAGAACCTGTAATGGATCACAAATATATTTTGGGTATGGACGTTTCAAGAGGTGATAGTGAGGATTTTACGACCTTTACTATAATTGATTTTGATGAAAGAGAACAAGTATTAGAGTACATTGCAAAGGTTCCGCCAGATGTTGTTGCAGAAATCGCTTATAAATGGGGAACTATGTATAATGCCCTTATAATCACGGATATTACCGGAGGTATGGGAGTTGCCACATCAAGAAAACTTCAAGAACTTGGGTATAAAAACTTATATGTTGATGGGGTGAATCCTGGTGATAAATGGAAATGGGATCCCAAAATAAATGAGAAAATTCCGGGTATTAACTTTAACTCTAAAAGGGTTCAAATAGTTGCATCATTTGAAGAAGCATTAAGACATAATTTTAAAGTTAGATCACAAAGATTATTTAACGAATTAAACACTTTTGTTTATGTTAATGGAAGACCAGATCACCAAAAAGGACAACACGATGATTTGATTATGGCTATGGCAATGGCTATTTATGTTGGTGAGACTTCTTTTGCGAAACTTGAAAAGGTTACAGAACAAACAAAGGCAATGTTAAATGCTTGGGAGGTTCAAACAACGGAACATAGGTCAATATCAACTAATTATAATCCGGGAATTCCAAATATGGATCATTTAAATCAAAGTTTGGGATTGCACACACCAACCAAAAGTGATTATGAAAACTATTTATGGTTATTCGGTAAAAGCAAAAGGTAATATTTAATTTTGCCAAAAACAAATTATTTTTAAAAGAAAAAGAAATGTCACAAGAAAAACTAACAGTATGGCAGAGGATAAGTAAAGTATTTGGACCAAATTCTACTTTGGACCAACAATCACCTGTATTTAAATTTGATAAGCAAGAATTATTAAAAACTCCTGATAAGCAAGAATACGAAAGAGAAAAGTTGGAAGCCCAACAAACAATGTATCTTGGAAAACAATGGCAAAAAGTAGAAAGCAATCTATATCAACAAGCAGTTTATTATGAACCAACAAGATTGGCGTCATATTATGATTACGAATCGATGGAGTATACACCCGAAATTTCGGCGTCCTTAGACATTTATGCTGAAGAATCAACAACACCAAATGAAGATGGATATATTTTACAAATTTATTCAGAGTCAAAAAGAATAAAATCGGTATTGGCCGATCTTTTTAATAATAAGTTAGATATTAATTCTAACTTACCTATGTGGACAAGAAATACTTGTAAGTTTGGTGACAATTTTCTTTATTTAAAATTAGATCCTGAAAAAGGGATTGTTGGTTGCCAACAATTACCAAATATTCAAATTGAAAGATTAGAAAAGGGGATGAAATTCCAACCTGACAAGTATTCCCAAGAAATGGAAAACGATGCGTTAAAATTCACTTGGAAAGAAAAAAATATTGAATTTAATACTTGGGAAATTGCTCACTTTAGATTATTAGGTGACGATAGAAAACTACCTTATGGTACATCAATGCTTGAAAAGGCGAGACGTATATGGAAACAACTTCTTTTATGTGAGGACGCAATGTTGATCTACAGAACATCAAGAGCACCTGAAAGAAGGGTGTTTAAAGTATTTGTGGGTAATATGGATGATAAGGATGTTGATGCGTACGTACAAAGAGTTGCAAGTAAATTTAAAAGAGATCAAATTGTTGACGGAAAAACAGGTAATGTAGATATGAGATATAACCAAATGGCGGTAGACCAAGATTATTTTATCCCTGTAAGGGATGCAACGGCAACAATGCCAATTGAAACATTAGCAGGTGCTCAAAACCTATCTGAAATTGCAGATATTGAATATATCCAAAAGAAACTTGTTACTGCACTTAGAATACCAAAAGCATATCTTGGTTTTGAAGAGGCTGTTGGTGATGGTAAAAATTTATCACTTTTAGATATACGTTTTGCAAGAACAATAAATAGAATACAAAAATGTATGATTGCTGAGTTAAATAAAATTGCGATTATCCATTTATTTTTATTAGGTTTTGAGGATGAGTTACAAAATTTCACATTAGGACTTACAAACCCGTCTAAACAAGCGGATCTTCTTTCGGTTGAGGTATGGAAAGAAAAAATACTTCTTTATAAAGATGCGGTTGCGGCAATTCAAGATAGTGTTGCACCGGTTTCTGCATCTTGGGCTAAAAAACACATTTTAGGGTTCTCAGACGAAGAGATTAGATTAGATCTACAACAACAAAGGATTGAAAGAGCGGTAGCATCTGAACTAACAAACACTGCTCAAGTGATTGTCTCAACGGGGATATTTGACACTGTAGATAAACTTTACGGTAAAAAAGAAGGGGAACCGGCACCTGCAGGTGGTGAAGAGGCTGGCGGAGGACCACCTGATATGGGAGGTTTAGGTGATATGGGAGGTTTAGGTGATATGGGCGGAGGAGCACCACCACCCCCACCAGCAGGAGGAGAACCTGGAGTAACTCCTGAATCTTTTAATAAAAATGATTTGAATTTAATATTAGAAGACAAATTATTTACCGAGTTAGACGTGATGGATTTGTCAAAAGGAAAAAACGCTTTAGTTGAAATTGATGATAGAATTAAAGAGTTTTTAAAATAAGAGATATTTATATAAAAAAAAGATATGAATACTTTTGGAACAATTAAAACAAAAATAGAAAATGCTTCTGCTGAGGTGTATAATACTAATCAGTTTAAAACATTTATGAAAGAATTAAAATCTCATATTTTGGAAAACAAAGATATGAGTGAAATATATTACCTATATGATGATCTTTCAACAAATAAAGGTTTAAACAATGACATAGCTGAAGATTATGTAAATGAATCAATTGAATATTTGCAAGTTTTAATTGAATCAAATGATAAAAAAATAAATTTAATTGATCGTTGGGTTTCAAACTATACTGAATCAAAATCTAACAACTATAAAGATATTGATACAACCGTATATGAAAAATCTATTAAATCATTAAAGAATGTTTTAGAATCAAAAAATAATATTAAATCTGTCATTAAAACATCTTCAAAAACTGAAGTAGTTAAGGAATCTGTTAATTTACCACTATCATCTATGGTAAAAATTGCAACAACAACATTTAATAAAAAATATGAAAATATTAGTGAAGAAGATAAATCAAAATTAAAAGAACTAATATCATTATCTCAGGATGATGTTAAAGAAAAAATAGAATCTTTAAAAGAAGAAATTAATTCAAAATTAAATAAGTCATTAAATGAATCTACTGATACTGATTTAAAAAATACATTATCAAAAACAATTGAAAAAATTAATTCCTCAAAATCGGATCTTTACAATTTGTTTAAATTGCAAGAATTAAATCAAGGACTATGAAAAAGAAAAAATACTTTTTTGGTTGGGAAAATATTAAATGGTTTTTAAAGGAAGTACTTAATATGTATTCTCCGACAAAATCATACTTTTCTAAAAAAAGATTAGAATCTGGTTTTGCATTTATCATAGGACAATGGGGGATGATCTTTTTTTTACTTAAAAAATACAATACATTATCTATGACAGATTTTGTTATGTGGGTTGCAGTGGAAATGGCTATTGCTGGATATATGGTCCACCAAATTCAAAAAGAGAAAAAAGAAGTTTAATAAAATTAACTTCTAACTTTTTGTAAATACTTAGCCTTTTTAACCTGAGCTCTTTTCTTAACTGATGGCTTTTTAAACTCCTGACGATTTCTTAAAATCTCATTTTGTTTTGACTTATAAACTTTGAATTTATAAGTTTTAAGGGCCGACTCCAGAGAGTTTGCATTTTTTACTTCTACTATAATCATAAATTTAAGGAAATTATTGATATAAATATATCAACATACCTGCAAAAATACTTAATTTTTTGACAAGTCGTAATTTTTTTTTATATTTTAATTAAAATAAACCTGAAAGGTATGAAAAATGAAAAAAGGAAAAACGTCAAAATTAAACATCTTGAAAGATGCAAAATGTCATTATGGAACAGTAGATTCCAAAGTTTTTAAATCACTCTACATTGTAATTCAAACGTGGGTTGAACCAAAAGATGAATATGAAAATTGGAATAGAATCACAGGACAAATAAAAAGACAAATACAACACACACTGCTTGAGGTTACGGATAACTCATTATTTGATAAAAAACAAATAGTTGATTTAGATCTAAGAACAAGTGGAATCCAAAAAAATAAAAGAAGTTTTTTAAATCTTGAAATCACCCTATATTTAAACAAAGAAAACTTAGATTTTAAATCAATTTATTTAAGGGAAAAAATTAAGTTAATGATAAATAGTATTTACACAGACGACTTAAAAAATTCAAAGTATTTTACATTAAGCAAAACAAAAGATAAAGAATTGGTACTAATGTGATATTTATCTTAAAAAGATTATGAAAATACTAGGACCTAATGAATTTGGTAAGGGGATTCTTATTGAACATGACGCCGGAATAATAAATCCAAATGATAAAAGAAATTTTAGCGTTATTGAAGAATCTTACGGACAATTAGATCATTCAAAACCATTTGAATTTTATGCGACTTTACAAAAGTACGGTGTACCAAATAGAAATGGTAGAATTTATCCTGAAAAAATATTAAGAAGAGAATCTGACAGATATAATGAAATGATAAATAAAGGTTTATCTATTTCAGAGTTGAATCACCCTGAATCTTCTTTAATTGACTTGGATCGTGTATCACACCTTATTACAAAAATATGGTGGGAAGACAATGTACTTGTTGGAAAAATTAGACTTCTTACAACACCAGGTTTTCACGAAAGAGGGGTAGTATCTTCAAAAGGAGATGTTGCAGCAAATATGATGAGACAAGGAGTTACTATGGGAGTATCCTCAAGAGGGGTTGGGTCTTTAGTTAAAAAAGGAGATCAAAATGAAGTACAAGATGACTTTGAATTAATATGTTTTGACCTTGTATCTTCTCCATCCACACCGGGAGCATATCTATACATAAATAAAGAAGATAGATCAAGATACGATGAAAATATTGAACAGAAAAAAGAAAATGAAATAATTTCTAGTAATGGTTTAGGTAAATCTGTTGACTTAATGAAAAGATTATCCGATTATTTGGGTAAGTAAAAATTTAAGACATGGATGAAAAGTATTTTGTAGCAAGAGTAACAACCGATATGGTTGATGAGAACTCAGGAAAAGTAAAAAAAATTAAAGAAGAAAAATTGGTTAGGGGGTTTTCTCCCACCGATGTTGAGGCGAAAGTAACCAAAGCTTACGAGTCTTACACAATGGATTGGAGAATAACCGCAATTGTTGAGAGTAAAATTGATGAGGTAATTGAATAAATATACTTATTAAATTTTTTAAAAAGGGATCATTTTATGTGTTCCCTTTTTTTGTGCTTTTTAATTTTTTTTATCAGAAATACATAAAATAACGAATTTTTTAAAATAAGGATATATTTATTTGATAAATAAACAATTTTACGCACGCATTAAAAATGGCAAACGAAACCAAAAACTCTTTAGTAGAGGAAGCTTTATTACAAATGAAAGCCCTTGAAGAAGCAGTAACTGAAAATGCAAAAGGAATACTTGCTTCTACTATGAAGGAAGAAATCAGTGAATTAGTAAAGGAATCACTTAGTGGTACAAAAAAACCAAAATCAAGAATCTCAGAACAAGAGGACGAAGATATTGAAGACGTTGAAGACGTTGAAGATATTGAAGACGTTGAATACGAAAATGAGCCGACTGGTGATGATGAGGAAGAAGATATTGATTTTGAAATGTCTGATGACGAAGGAGACGATCAAGAGTTTGATATGACTATGATGGGATTTGACGATATGGAAGACGAAAATGAAATGGCTCCATTGGACATGAGAGGAGCTTCTCCTGAAGAATTAGCAAAAGTTTTTAAAGCTATGGGAGAAGATGACGGAATTATTATTTCAAAAGACGATGATTATATTCATTTGTCTGATGATAATGAGGACGTTGAATACTTAATCCAAAACGAGTCTGATAATAGTTATGAAGACGAAACAATGGAAGCATACGAAGAAGATGAAGAAGTTGTGTATGAACTTGAAATGGACGAAGAAGAAGAGGAAGAAAATGAGACCATTTACGAATTAGAAATGGACGAAGAAGAAGATGAAGAAGAATCCGATGAGGAAGAAGAGGAAGATCTTGACGAGGTTTATGAATCTATGAAACCAAAAGGTAAAGTAGGTAAAATGAAACAATTCAAATATCCTAATATGAAACACGGAGTAACCGAAACATCTGATGAAGAAAATGAATCTGAGTGGAAAGAAGAAATGGAAGAGGCATCAAATCTTTTCTTGAAAAAACCAAAAATGAGAAAAGAAGTTGAAGCAAAAGAATCTTCAAGAACTCTTGGTGTTGGTAAAAGTCATGGAAGAAATGGTTTACCTAAACCAAGAACTTATTCTTCACACGTTAAATTAGAATCATACAATAAAGAAATCGAAGTTCTTCGTGAAAAAAACGAAGAGTACAAAAAAGCTTTAGATTTCTTTAGAACTAAGTTAAACGAAGTTGCGGTATTCAACTCTAATTTGGCATACGCTACTCGTTTGTTTACTGAACATACAACAACTAAACAAGAAAAAATTAATATCCTTAGAAGATTTGATAATGTTGAATCAATCAAAGAATCTAAAGGTCTTTACAAATCAATCAAAGAAGAACTTGATGGAATCACTAACGTAGTTACAGAATCTGTAGCATCTAAAGTTATTAAAACTCCAACAACAGGGTCTTCTAATTTGATCGAAAGTAAAACTTATGAAAATCCACAATTCTTAAGAATGAAGGATTTAATGAATAAAATAAAATAAACAATAAACTCAATTTTAAAAAATAAAAAATGGGAGCATTATTAGAATCAGGTCTTGTTGGTAACATCGGTCTTAAACACCTTAAAGTTATCAAAGAAGATACAATTAGCAAATGGGATAAATTAGGATTCCTAGACGGTCTTAAAGGACACATTAAAGAGAACATGGCACAACTTTATGAAAACCAAGCATCTCACCTAATCAACGAAGCGGCATCAACAGATAGTTCAGGTTCATTTGAAACTGTAGTTTTCCCTATCGTAAGACGCGTATTCTCTAAATTGTTGGCTAACGATTTAGTATCTGTACAAGCAATGAACTTACCTATCGGTAAATTGTTCTACTTCGTACCTAAAATCCAAGCTTACCAAAATGGTCAAGACCCTACTGCTGGTGGTACTCACTACTCTCCACTTGGAGCACCTAATGGTCCTGCATCTCAAGGTGCTGGATATTCAACAGGTGACAAAAACCTTTATGATAGATTTTATGAAGGTGCTGAACCAGCATTAGATCCACCAGGACTTTTTGATTATTCTAAAGGTACATTCTCGGCAATCACTTCAAGTGCAGTAAGTACTGTTGCTTGGTCTAATGGTGAATTAATCCCTTCTGCTTATGCGGCAGATGAGTACAGAAAAGTATTACTTGTACTTTCTGGATTCTCTAACGCAGGTGCAGGAAAACTTATCGGACCTGATGGTCAAGAAATGGATAACGAAGCATTCCTTTCTGATTTACACGTAAATGCGGTTCCAACAGGATCATTCTCAGGTGCAGGTTCAGGAAACCTATTATTTAGAGTAGTTACTCAAAAATATGGTAAAGGAATCGTACAATATGGAGTACAAACTCCAACTACATTCCCTACCGATGGAAATGGTGGTTCATATGACAATCTTTGTACACCTAACGGACTTATCTACTTAGAAGTTGATTTACAAGTTCCATGTGCTATTGGTGCTGATTCACTTGACGGATACTCTGGTTTAACAACTACTATCGCTGGTAGTGCGGTTGCCGGATCTGCATTTACTGCATCATATAGAGTTTACAAAGAATTGGAATTTGAAGATCAAATTGGTGAAGTTTCTTTTGACCTTGAGTCAGTAACAGTTTCTGTAACAGAAAGAAAACTAAGAGCACAATGGTCTCCTGAATTGGCACAAGACGTTTCTGCATTCCATAACATCGACGCTGAGGCTGAATTAACAGCTTTATTGTCTGAGCAAGTGGCAGCAGAAATTGACCGTGAAATTCTTCGTGACTTGAGAAAAGGTGCGGCTTGGACATTACGTTGGGATTACAACGGATGGAAAAGAGGTACTTCAGCGAATCCGTTGACTCAGTACACTCAAAAAGACTGGAACCAAACGTTGATCACAGCAATCAACCAAATTTCAGCACAAATTCACAAATCTACACTTAGAGGTGGAGCTAACTGGATCGTAGTATCTTCTGAAATCTCAGCTATTTTTGATGATTTAGAATACTTCCACGTATCTAACGCTTCTCCTGAGCAAGATCAGTATAACATGGGTATTGAAAGAGTTGGTACTCTTGCAGGACGTTACCAAGTTTATCGTGATCCTTACTTCCCACCAAACACAATCTTGTTGGGTCACAAAGGAACATCATTGTTAGACACAGGATATGTTTACGCACCGTACGTACCTCTACAATTGACTCCTACAATGTACAATCCATTTAACTTTACTCCGATTAAAGGAATTATGACAAGATACGCGAAGAAAATGGTGAATAACCGTTTCTACGGACGTATCACTGTTGATGGAGTACGTACATTTGATCTTAGAGAATTGAGATAATCGTTCATCTATAGAACATAAAAAAGGGTGGTATTTATTTATCACCCTTTTTTTATTTTATGATAGGTGTAAAAATGAATGGACTATAATTTTATTTTTATTATATTTATATAAAAATAATTTATGAAAACAAAGTTAACAAATGACGATATTATAAAAATTATTGATCTATATAAAACAGAAATACCGAGCACTCATAAATTAGCTGAACGTTTTAAAGTTGGTCACAAAAAAATATCACAAATTTTAAAGGACAACAATATAGACATAAATAAAAAAGGAGGTCAAATAAAAATAGGTAATAGTTCTAATATAGGATCAAGTAAAACCAAAATATATACCCCAAAAAACAATTATGAATTAGTTGCTAAGTGTAAAAAAACTGAAATTATTATTAATGACCCAAATAATTTATCAGGAATGCTAACCAAACACATAATTAATTTATATGGTGACGTTAATATCCCAAAAAATAATTACCAAAGAAAAAAATATGAATCAGAACATAATAAAAAATGGTTTGAGAATTATTTTGACATTATTGAATTAGAAATAAAATCAAGTAGAAAATGTAGGTTGTGTGACTGGGAAACATCAGATACTTTAAATAAAACGGGTTGTTTTGAACAACACATTCAAAAAGTCCATAATACCACCATTAATGAATATATAGATAAATTTCCTGAAGATGTTCATTTACATTCAAAATTATTAAAAAAAATAGAAAGGAATAATGAATTAAATAATGAAGATAATTTTGTCATATGTAATCTATGTGGTGAAAAAATGAAATCAATTTCAAATACACATTTAAAACACAAACATAACACAACATTAACGGATTATAAACTAAATTTCCCAAATCATAAAATAGTTTCAAATACTATTTCAAAAATTTTGAGTGCAAAGGCTATAGAAACAAACATAAATGCAACACCGACTTGGACATCTAAAGGGGAAATTGAAATTAAAGAATTTATTGAAAGTTTAGGATTTGAAACAGAAAAAGGTAAAAATCGTAAATTACTTAATGGTAAAGAAATAGACATAATTCT